TTTGCGTGAAAAGTTTCCAAGTAATTTTGGTGGCCATTACATACAGAAAGTCCTATCCCTTGAACCCGAATGGGTAAAGATGTTAGACGATGCCCGCAAAGCACTCTTTGTAGCATACCCGACGAAACTCCCCGACCGAGTGAGGGCAAACCATGTTGTTGCCTACTTTGGAATGATGCTTTGGTGCCGAGTAACGGGTACAGAACTTCCTACACCAGCTGTGCTTGAGGAGAGTATCTCATCCGTCTTCAATATCAAATCAGGCCGAGCCGCTACATTGGCCGACTCGATGGCAGAGGATATTGTTAATGCGGTAGCGCAAGGTAGTGTGTACTTTAATGTGGTACTCCGTGCAGAAGATAATACATTATGGTTCCAACTTGCTCCTGCACATGCTTGGTGGGTATCATCCAGGCGTCGTCAAGGCCGAGGGGCACTAGAGAGGGACGCTATTCGTGCTCAACTAAAAGAAGCGCCCTACTCAGTTACTCCTCAAGTCATGAACGACGCCTGGATGTATGGAATCGACTTGCAGAAAGCGGCCGATGCAGGTCTAGACATCCCAGTCAAAATTCCCGACCGCGTATTCGTAGTGAGGTTCTAATGTATAGTATATCACGAGAGTATTGGTTTAGTGCAGCACATCGGATTGAAGGTCATCCAAAGTGTGGCCGTTTACATGGGCATAACTACCAGGTCATAGTCATTATCGACGCCCAAAACTTACCGATGGATGGGATGCTCATCGACTATGGTGAGCTTGACAGGATAGTGAAACCCATTATTGAGGAGATGGATCATCGATACATCGTCTCGCAGAGTAATCACGTAGCCCACGACGTTTACGAGAAGCCTGCATTACTTGCTGGTCATGCATACCCACTTAACATGCCCGCATCAACAGGAGAGTATCTTGCTCAGTTCCTGTGGAACGAGATTCTCTTTGCATTACAGGGTAGGTGCAAGAATGATGAGCTTATTGTCAAGGTAAACGAGACACCTAAGAGTACTACGAGTTACAATGAGTAACATTCACCCACTACTCAAAGAGCGAGCTTCAATATATGGAGGCTCCTGGAAGCTCGTCGGGAGGATTTGCCTAACCATTCAGGACGAGTTGAGTAATCTACTCAACGTATTCCCAGAAGGTTGGCTCCCGTGGATTGAAATCCTCCATAAGTTGTTTCGAATCTTGGGTTCACCCCGCCATTTAGATAGTTGGCGTGACATAGTCGGATACGCGACGTTAGTCGCAGATCATATAGAAAAGGAGAATCAGAATGGTTAAGTACTTGGAAGTACGACCCGAGGATATTGAGAACGTGAGGTTCTCACATCGGGGAAGGGTATCCTATCCCATCTTGAAGGGATTCTTGGAGACCAACATGTACATCGCTCAGCTCGACATAACGGGCTTGCAGCAGTCAAAGGTGACATTGTCATCTTGCCTAAACTCCTACATCAACAATCACCATTTGCCGGTCAAGTTGTTCCAGCGCATGGGGAACTTCTACCTGATGCGGTTGGATGTCGATGATAAGGGCAATGCTATCGAGAACTGGGAAACTATTCAGCTCCAGAAGCACATCGACGACTCGGCAGTGGAGATCACCCCGGCTGAGGTGGCGAAACATGCCCTCAAAACCAAGTAAGGTGCTCATCATTGTTGCTCGTAGATACAATGGGAATGAGTTATGGACAACACTTGGTGCCTTAGTATCGCGTGGCCATTCGTTTACTATTGCTTCGATGGCTTTAGAGATAGTCGACGAGGTTACGGGGCAGCACAATCTAATCAAGACCCTTGTTGAGGCCACCCTCGAAATCGAGCATGACGCCCTCATGGTGATCTCGGGCAATATGGAAGATACTGAAGCATACTGGACTATGCCCCATGTTCAGTCCCTTGTAGGAGACTTCTATACGGCCAAGAAGCCTATAGCGGCAATCTGCTGTTCTGTACCTACAGTTCGGCTTGCGGCCAAAGGTAAGAAAGTATCCTACTTTCCATTGATGCGTTCAAAAGAACTGCTTGAAAGAGCAGGCGCCTTGCCTCAGCCTGTATCGATAACAGTCGACGGTAATCTAGTCACTGCAGAGAACCAGATGGGTTCTCAGGTATGGGCTGAGGCTTTTTGTGATGTTCTCGAAGGTAAGGATCCGAACATCCATTTAGTCGATTTCGGCTTCAGACCAGGCAAGAGGGAACGCAAACCAATGCCGCAATTGGAACGCCTCAAGGCAATTACAAAGGCAACCGGAAGGACTAGGGTAAAATGAAATACGGCGTCAATGAAATATTCCACACGATTCAGGGTGAGGGTATCCTCGCTGGTACGCCTGCAACGTTCGTACGCCTACAAGGTTGCACTGTTGGTTGTCCTTGGTGTGACACTAAGTATACATGGATGGCCGGTGGTAAGGTAATGTCACAGGATGATCTTGCTGAAGTCCTACGAGACACAATACGACCGCTAGTAGTTGTCACTGGTGGAGAACCAACTATATATAATCTGGACGACCTGTTTGATGTCCTACGGACACTTGGTCAACGGCGGTGGGCTCATAGTTTCCGCATCCAGATTGAAACGTCCGGTCAAAACAACTTCAAGGGCGAATTGAGACCTGACTACGTGACCTGGTCGCCGAAGCATAATCTGGGCTTTGACGCTCCTATTGAAATCAAAAGTCTAGCGACCGAGGTCAAATGGGTAGTTGATGACGACCTACTTATAGAGAATGTACAGAATCGGATGCATGAAGTAGGCCTATTAGTACGTCGCCAAACGACTTGTATCCTTATGCCTGAAGGATGTCCTCCATCACAAGAGCATGTAGACAAAGCAATGCTTTGGTTAGCAGACAATCTAACTTGGCGTTTTGGGGACCGACTTCAATGGCGGATAGGAGTAAAATGATTACCAAATCGAAAATTGATGAAATCGATATCTCAGGCCTGACAGATATCCTGTCACGAATATTTGGTGATACTGTTTGGGATGATGACGCCGGGCGAACGGCAGAACGTTGGCTGCAAGCAATGATGGAATTTGCACCGGGTGGAGAGATGCCCTTTAAGTTCACCACATTCCCTGCAGTTGCAAACGAGATGATTGTAGCAGTCGATATCGAATTCGCTTCGTTGTGCGCTCACCATCTATTCCCTTATGCGGGTAAGTGTCATGTAGGCTATCTCCCTAATGAGCTACAAGTAGGCATAAGTAAGATTCCTCGTTTAGTACACTGGATGGCCGCTAGGCCAACATCTCAAGAGAAGTTGACGCATGACGTAGCAAGTTTCATGAAGCATAGTCTTGCAGCCCAAGGAGTAGCGGTTGTCATTGAAGCGACACATACTTGTATGGCCTGTCGAGGGATACGAGAACATAATGCTTCCATGAAGACATCTGATATGATGGGTATCTTCCTAACCGCGTCTGAAGCGCGGAATGAATTTCTAACCCTAGTTGGGAGGTCAAAATGAAACTAGCAGTAATTGCACCCCCCAACGCTCTTGGAGTGGTAGCTACAATGCGAGCAAGTTTCCATCTTGTACTTGCACAGTATGTTGAGGATCCTACCTACAATGCCTTCTATAGGTCTGCTCATCGTAGGGGCGACTTTATAATGCTCGATAACGGTGCGGGTGAGTCTTCTATGCTAACTATGCCTGCACTCCTCAAGGCAGCTAGTCTAGTATGGGCCGATGAGATTACCTTACCTGATGTAATAGGCGACTGCGATGAGACCCTTAGAGTTGCTAGCGAAGCGTTGCCAATGATCCCTCTACATAAGCGAGCTATGTGCCCTCATGGTAGTAGTTGGGGCGAATGGGAACGATGTGCTATTGAACTTATGAAAATGGGATGTGCAACAATCTGCATAGGACGTTACGATCGTTTGCCTGATGGTAGGTTTCCTGCATTCAAGATTATTGAGAAGCACCAATGGCATTGGAATCATCACATCCACTTATTCGGATGCTTCGAGCCCCCTATAAGGGCTACGAGATTAGAGTTAGCAGCTGCTCCTTGGCTCCGTAGTATGGATACAGGTGCCCCTATTGCATATGCTCAACAGGGTCGTATATTGGATGACGGTCCGCACGCCTCCTTGCAATGGAATGTACCCTTCCACTCCCGGGTCGCGGAACAGAACATTGAGAGACTCACTGACGTCTGTAATGGAGCCTAAATGCACATAATCCTAAAGAATCAAGTCACAAAGGAAGTCGAAGGAATCCTCTGTGTCGAGAGGGAAGCCCATACGGCTATCGTCCTGCACGCAGACATCGATCGATTGGATGACCTTGTTGCTATTGCTCGTGGGATGAAGGTCCCAAACGTTCGCCTCATAGTCCCTAAAGCGGCAGTTGAGCAGTTAGAGGCCTATGGCTGGAAACCTGTCGCCGACCTAGTTGTACTGTCAAAGATATGAAACCTAAAGCCCCCCTCGCAAGATGTGAATACTGTACTCTAAGGCAGGAGCCCTTCGTTCCCTCCTCAGGGAAGTTCAATGCCACTTTGGTAGTAGTGGGCGAAGCTCCCGGAGCCACAGAAGTCGATCAAGGTAAGCCCTTTGTAGGACCAAGTGGGCAACTCCTGGACGCGGCTATAGCACAGGCTCAAGGGAACCCAGTTGATTCTTATCGGACAAACGTAGTGCTTTGTCGTCCTGAAGGTAACCGGGATCCTAGCGAATTAGAGGTCAGTTGCTGTCTCCCGAGATTGCTCGATGAGTTAAGGAAAACAAAGGGGCCGATCCTCGCCCTTGGGTCAGTCGCTAGTACAGCTCTTGGAATCCCCTTTAATCAACAAGGCGCGTGGGTTCCATGGGATGAGGGTCGTTGGGTGAAGCCAGCGTGGCATCCTGCTTACGTATTACGCAAGGCGGACGAAGCAACAGTGTTCCTGAAGGAAGTCGAGTCTGCTGTCCTCGGGCCGGAAAAAAGGCGGTTGTTCAATCCCGAAGTACGATGGGCAACGTCCGCAGTTCAGTTAGAAGAGCTCCTGCAAAAATGTCCTAGCGGTTCTTGGGTAGCGTTTGACCTGGAGACGGATCAAGTACAATGGTATGATACTCCAATTGCTAAGCGTGATGGTATCCTGATGTTACAGTTGGCCTGGAGCTACGACTTTGGAATAGTGGTACCAGATGACTTACTGTACGATAGTCCGAAGGCCCAGCAAGTACTACGCGACTTCTTCTCCCGTGTCAAGACGGTAGGTCATAATGCAAAGTTCGATACGGTCTTTATGCGATCGCATCTAGATATAGTCCCACACCTTGACTTCGATACAATGCTGGCCCAATACGTTCTAGATGAGACCATGCCGTTAGGCTTGAAAAAGTTAGCATCCTTATACTTTGGACTTCCTGACTATGAGGCTGAACTAATATCAGGATACCTGAGCAGTCGGAATGACCGCTATTCGAAAGTACCTCCTGAGAAGTTAGGACAGTATGGTGTATTAGATGTTGTTGTAACACTAGCCTTCAGGGAAGTGTTTGAAAAGATGTTACGAGAATCAGGCCAGTATGAAATGCCCTTTGAAGGGATTATCATGCCGGCAACACGTATGTTTGAGAATGCCGAGCTCAGGGGGATGCAAGTGGATGAGGGTGCTCTAGAGTATGTCGGTACAGAGTTACAGAAGGTCATTGAACAGAAGTTGGCCGAGCTAAGGGAAGTCTCTGGTCATCCTGACTTGAATCCTAATTCGACACAACAGATGTCTGCATTATTCTATGATGAACTTAAGTTGCCTGGAGCTAGGAGTCGCAAGGCAGGACCGCGATCAACCGGTGCTGATGCAATAGAGCGACTAAGAGGGATGCATCCAATAGTAGAGATACTAGAGGAGTTCCGCCGAGCTCACAAACTATATGTCTCGTATGTGAAGAACGTTTATGCATATCGGGA